TGGACTCCAATGTTTATGTTTTATTAGAAACTTTAAAAGTTTTGGAGCAGTCTCTGTATTCATCTGATTAGATGGATTACTAACTCTGGCGCAGAACGCAACAAGATCTTCCGCGTTTTTAATTCCTTTAATTTCTGGTTTTGTTATTGATATTAATTCTACGTTCATAATAATTCTCCATCATTTGCATTTTGGTCGGTGAGTTCATATTGTTCTCTTTGTCTCTCTGCTACATCTCTTAAAGAACCTCGTTCTTCTATATTAAAATTAGTTACTTGATAATTAAGATAATTTTGTGCCCAAATTTCTTTACCAGCAGAATCTAGTCTCCTGACTAAATCTTGATGTCCAGCTGCGTCTTTACCTTGAAATCTAGTTTTTGTTGGAATTAATTTATGTGTTCCAAATGCTTGACCATCGAGAGTTACCTCGTCAAGAGTTTTTCTCCTAAAGATAGCCACGAATGATGCAAACCATTGAAGTCTGTCTGATAGAGAAATTACAGAACTATCATCAACAACGTTATTTGAATTACGATTGAAATTTTCTCCAGTCCTATTTAATTGCATAGCAGTTATTATTGGGCAATGTATTTCTTCTGATATTCTTTTTAGTTTATCAATCTTTTCGCCAATGGCTTGATGCTCTGCCCAATTTTGGCTGACTTTTTCGCCAGTTAATTTAATATAATCATACGCAATCATCGCTTGATTTCCACGCCCAACTTTAGAAAGATACCATCTACGAATAATAGAACATACTTGATCAATATTCTTATTGCCTACATGGTAATGAAAATATTCATAGGTTTTTACTTTTGCCCAAGCAGCTCTAACTTTCTTGGTCATCTCTTCATTCTTACGCCAATTTCCAGTTTCAAGATACCAAACTGGAACATCTGTTAATGATGCGACCATTCTTAATTGAATATCCACTGTTTGCATTTCTGTATCAAGAATTAATGTTTTAGTTTTATTTTTAGGGTTAATTGAAGTTTTAAAACAAATGTCATTAAGCCAAGTAGATTTACCTTGACCTGGCCTACTTGCAATAGCGTAAATATTACCGTTCTTTAAACCGCCATACATTCTATTAAATTCTGAATATGGAGTTATTAATCCAGTATCATCTTTTGGAGTATTACCAATTTCTTCTACAAGGTCTTCGACTTCTGCAAAAATATTAATAGGCATATCATTTTCTGAGTATGCTGAAATCTTTTTATTATAAATATGATCTATCTTACCTATAATTTGATCTACTGAATCTTCGGAATTCTTATTTACATATTCTTTTAATTTGTCTGCGGTTTGAGATATCTCTCTACGAATTCTTAATTTAATCAACTCCTTACACGCATTCATTGTGGCTTCTTCGGTTATTTGAGAGAAGCTTAAATTATCAATATAATCAAATATATTTATTTCATCTTTAAATGTAATACCTAAATTTTTAATCTTTTCGGCTAATAATACTTTATCTACATTTTCGCCTCTATGTTTTATATTTTTAAAGACAGTATATATTGATGCATGAACATCATTATAAAAATCATTCTCGGTTAGAAAAACATCAATATCTGCAAAGAGATCTTGATGCTTTAAAAGTCCGCTTAATACATGTCTTTCTACTTGTAACGAATATATCATTCAATTATAGATGATACCAAAGTAAAAATTAAAAGTCAAGTGTTTTAATTTTCTTCTTCTGGAGAATCTAAATCATCGTCATCTAAATTTTTTCTTGCTATTAAATCTGTTGTTGCTTCTAGGTTTAATTGATCAATACTTTGACTCCAAGTATTAACATAATATAAAAGTGCCATAGCATTTATTTGATTATCAAACTTTGTGAAAACCTGTGGTTCACCTTTATTTGAAAAATTAAACATTATGTACCCGCCAAAACTGCATTCATCAATTTGCTTTAAAAGAGAATCTGGTACTTTAAATTTTTTCTTATTAGTCACTACCATTTTTTACACTTAAATAATAAGAATTCCGCATTTTTCTTCTATATATTGTGGTGATAAATTTTTTAAATCATTTTCATACAATTCCAAGAATTTAAATCCATTTAATTCAAGCCATTTTTCTTTTTTTACATCTCTTTTTATGCTATTTAAATATTTTAATCTAGAGTTGTTATGGAAAAATTTATTAAATGATTCATGTTGATCTCCTTGGATCTCAACGGCAATCTTTTTTGTTGCATTTAATATATCAACCTTAAGCATAGTTCCATAAACTGGAAATTCTTCATAAACAATATGATTTTTCCAATAAGGATAAAAGAATTGCTTAAATTTAAACTGCAATTTACTTCTGCATTTTCCATCCCAATCTACAAGATAATCTCTTACGTTCTTATTAACGAGTTTGCCGTTAATATTTAATAATCTCATGACGCAAGAGTTTTAATAAATTTATTATAAAAATAATCTACGATTGGTTTATTTTCTTCTAGATAAGATCTTAGATTATCAATGCCTTGGTGTTGCTTCTTTAATTCTAAATTAGCGTTCTTAAGTTCTTCGATAATCTCATCTGAGAAAGTAACCCATGCGCCTTTTGCAGTTGCGAATTCCCAAGAAAGGATTTGGTCAATGACTTCGTATTCTCTCCAAACAGAAGATCCATCTTTACGGCCATATTTAATTGGATATTGAACTTTAGAGTTTGTTGATTCATTAGTGGATTTTTTAATTACGATCTTAACATTATGACCAATAATTTTATTTTTAATTGGATCATATTTATCATTTGGTTTTTCTAAAATTAAATCTTTATTAAACTTTGGTTCAAATTCGAGAATCCAATTAGCAAAATGCAATAATGCATTTCCGCCAGTAGCAGTAGTTTGACGAATATCTTTATTTGCGGCATAAGGATCAAGTTTAATATCAGATCGTACTTGACTTATAAAAATAGCCATATGTCCACGCTTAGAAAGTGCAAGAGAAATCTTTTTCATTAACATTGACGAGATAACTGCTCCTCCAGCAACTTTTGTTGCTTCTGTCATGCTTTTTTGAGCATCACCTTTAGTCATCAACCCATCAACTGAATCGAGAATAAACATATACCTTTTATCTTCATCATTAGATTGAATAAGATCTTTCATTAATTCTGAAACTGTTTCAAAGATATTACATTCAAATACAAAACAAGTTCCATCAACCCATTCTTTAGGATCTGTTACAAACTTAATCCCAGATCGCTCTTTAATTTCTTTACTTAATCTTCCTTCGGCTTTAAAAAGTAAAGCTCTGGAATTTTCTACTGTTTTGAGAAAGTTCTTTGTTACTTCTAGTGCTTCTGATGTTTTACCACCTTCATTCATTCCAATGAATCTATGAAGTCCTGGGCAAAGTCCACCTCCAGTAGCAATATCTAAATTTAGACTACCAGTAGAAACTTTATAATAAACTTCATCTTCAAAATTATAATGATCTTCTTTATTATCTTTTAGAAATGATAATAGTCTATCTGATGCACTTGGACCAGATGATTCAACGATTTCTTCTTTAGGTTTTCTTCCCATATCTTATAAATTCTAGCAAGGTTTTAGGTTTTTTGCAAATGTTTTTATCATCTTGAGCTTTATTTTCTTGTAATTTAATAATATTTTTATTTAAATTTAAATTAAATGCTTCGTATTCCTTTAAGAGGAAAGCTTTACCTTCTGATTTTAGAAACCAAGCAAGTGAAGGTGGTGGTGCTTTTAGATCTTGAAGATTGTCCCAAAAATTAAATGAATTAAATTTCTTTATTAATTTTTGAGCTATTTTGATTTCTCTTGGCCAATTAATATTTCCTTTAACAAATTTTTTTACTATAAATTGGCAAAGTTTATGGTTTGTCTTATTCAATATATATATAAATTATATTATTTTTAATAATTTGTCAAGTAAATCATCTAGAATGATATACTTCGACTGAAGAATTTAAGACAATATTTGAATAACCATATTTTCTAAAGTTTTCACAAACTACTGCCGTATCACAATCAAATGTATTAAATCTCTCATTGAAATATCCAAACGTCAAAAATCTTTTAAAAGGTTCCGATTTATAGAAGCAGAAGCAGTTAAATGTTGTCCAAACATTTATTAAACCTAAATTTCTCAGAATAATAGGATTAAAAATATGCCAAGATCTAGAATCTGGATTCTGTCTTGTCCCCCAATCGTCATAAAGATAATGATGTTTGTCATCATTAATCTCTACGCTTCTAGGGGAAATTATATCGTAGTCTCCATTATTTATAATATTATCTATTAATGTTTTAGGTTCATATTTTACGTCTGGTTCTACAACTAATATATGAGAACATTTCTCTAGTAATTTATTATTATAAATTGTTTGATTTCTTGCTTCCGATAAAAGTTTTACTCTTTCTTCATTAACTACGCTACCAAAAGAAGGAGTATTTAATATTTCTAATTTTATATTAAAATCTGAAAAGAAAGAAAAATCTAAGTTTTTTAATATATCTTGTGTTCCGTCTGTTGAATCATTTTCGTATACAGAAAGATAATAATTGTTTTGCTTATCAAGCGCTACAATACTTTTTATCTGTTCGTACCAATTATGTAAAAAATTTTTTCTATTTCTAATAATTGTAGAAATTAATATATTTTTCACTTATAGTTCTGTATATCTGATTTGACCATTCTTTCAACTAGTTCATTAAAAGATACTTTTGGTTTCCAATTTAGTTCATTTCTTGCCTCTGATGAATTACCCAATAAGAGATCTACTTCAGCAGGACGAAAGAATTTAGGGTTAATTTTTACTAACTGTTTGTAATTTCCTTGATTATCTTTAAAATAAAATGCTTCATCTTCATCTCTTCCATCTCCATTATAGATCCATGATCCTTTTATATCAATAGCTAAAAAAGCTTTTTCAACAAATTCTCTAATACTATGCGTTTCATCTGAGGAAAGGATATATTCTTTTGGTTTATCTTGATTCAACATTAACCATATACCATTAATAAAATCTTCAGCATGACTCCAATCTCTTTTTGCATCTAAGTTACCTAGTTCAATTGGAGCAAAATCTATATTATTTTTTAATGCATTATATATTCTAGCAACACCTTTTGTAATTTTTCTGGTGACAAATTCTTCCCCTCGTCTTTCGCTTTCGTGATTATAAAGAATAGAATGTATTGCAAAAAGATTATAAGAATCTCTGTAAACCTTTGTAATATGTCTTGCGGCTGCTTTAGCTGCACCATATGGGCTACGAGGACGAATTGGATGTTTTAAGTCTTGAGGGCTATATAAAACATCGCCCATTTCTTCACTAGAACCCGCTGAATAAAATCTACAATTAGGAGCATATTTTCTTATAGCTTCTAAACATCTAAGCACACCAAGTGCGGTTGCATCAAAAGTCTGTAAGGGAATTTGCCAGCTACTACCAACGAAAGATTGTGCCGCAAAATTAATAAAATAATCTGGCTTTATGTCTTTTACAATTTCATCTATAGAATTACTATCAGATAAATCTCCTATTATAAATTTAAATCTTTCATTATTTAAGTTATGTTGTATATTCTCTAGATTGGGATTAGAACTTCTTCTTCTAACACCATAAACAAAATAATTTGTGTTATTTAATATATAATCTACCATATAAGATCCATCTTGACCTGTAACGCCGGTAATAATAACTTTTTTCATTATATAATACTAATATTTATTTTTATAAAATTCTATAGTTTTTTCTAAACCATGTAAAAAATCAGTTCTAGGATACCAATTCAATTCTTTATTAATCTTCGTATTATCTATAGCGTATCTAAAATCATGACCTTTCCTATCTTCTACAAATTTAATGTAGTCTTCTGGATTAACTTGTAATATTTTACAGATGTTAGATATAATTTCTAAATTAGTTTTTTCGCAATCTCCACCAATATTATATGTCTCGCCAATCTTTCCATTTTTAACAATCTCAAATACAGCTTCGCAATGATCTATTACATAAATCCAGTCTCTAATATTTTTTCCTGTACCATAAACAGGTATTTTTTGATTATTTAATATTGAATTTATAACTACAGGTATAAATTTTTCATTATGTTGATATGGGCCATAATTATTAGAACAATTAGATATTGTTATAGGAACTTTAAATGTATGATAATAAGCTCTAGCGAGCATATCG